GGGACAAGCGGACGATGGTAATATGTACACAGTTGTAGCAGAGTTTATAAAAACTGGCTCAGTGTAATAGGGAGTAACGTATGGCTGTATCAGGTTCTACTGATTTTAGCATAGATGCTGCAGAAGTAATTCAAGAAGCTTACGAAAGATGTGGACTTCAAGAAGTTACGGGTAAGGACTTGCGTACAGCAATACGTAGTATGAATTTGTTGATGTCTGAGTGGGCCAATCGTGGTCTTAACTTATGGACTATTCAGCTTGGAACACAATCAACAACAGCAAGTGATGCTGACTACACTTTAGCTACAAATATTGTAGATGTTTTAGAAGTTGTATTAAGAGACGCTAATAATTTAGATACAAATCTTGGTAGAGTTAGTCGTGCTGATTATCACATGCTTCCAAATAAAAGCACCGAAGGTAGACCATCTCAGTTTTATTTTGAAAGAACAACAACGCCAACTTTGTTTTTATACCCAACTCCTGATTTATCTACATATACCGTAAGATATTATTACTTAAAAAGACTAGATGACCTTGATTTAGCCACAGATGATCCAAATGTTTCATTTAGATTTTTACCTTGCTTAGTTGCAGGTATGGCTTATTATCTTGCTATGAAAAAAGCACCTGAAAAAGTTCAACTGTTAAAAGCAGTATACGACGAAGAATTTGAACGAGCTCGACAAGAAGACAGAGAACGCTCTAGTTTTAGTGCAGTTCCTGGACGAGGGTACTTTAACAACTACTAAAGGAGGATTTATGATTAGTAAGTTACTTTTTATAAAAGACTGGGCGATGAATCTTGATAAGAAGAAAAAGATCATTGCAGCAGCCATTGTAATCATAATTATTATTGCACTGGTAAAATAATGGAACCACGAAATTCAACAGAATTAATCGTTATCCATTGTGCGGCAACAAAAGCTTCTATGGATGTGGATGCAGCAACCATAAGAGATTGGCATGTCAATGGCAATGGATGGCGAGATATAGGCTATCACAAAGTAATAAAACGTTCAGGAGAAGTTGAAGATGGACGAGATATTCGTGATTCAGGCGCACATGCTGCTGGCTATAATCATAAAAGCATAGGTATTTGTCTTGTAGGAGGTATGGCTGATGATAATTCTGCTGAAAATAATTTTACTGATCATCAATGGATAGCTCTTTTGGTGTTAGTTAAAGAATTACAAGATGAATATCCAGACGCTAATGTTATTGGTCATAATGAAATAAGTGAAAAAGAATGTCCGTCATTTGACGTTCAAGAATGGAAGAGGGATAATTTATAATGGGACCATTACTATCAATATTACCTACTGTACTTAAAACAGGAGCTAGTGTTTTTGCTAATAAACAAAAAGCAAAAATACTTATGTCCGACGCTGCTTTATTGCATGCACAGAAAATGGCAAATGGAGAAGTGGAGTATCAAGCTCAAGTTAGACAATCAAACGACAAAGGATGGAAAGACGAGTTTGTCCTCATTCTTGTGAGTGCCCCTATTTTGCTTTTAATATGGTCTGTATTTTCAGAAGATCCATCTATTCAAGAAAAGATAGATATATTCTTTGACAAATTCTCTAATTTGCCTTTTTGGTATCAGGCCCTGTTTATTGGCATAGTCAGTTCGATATATGGACTCAAGGGAGCAGAGATATTTAAAGGTAAAAAATGACAACGACTTGGGTCATAACTGCCATGCTACTTTATCATGGTGTAGAAAAACCTATAATTACTGATTATTTGGTAAAATCGTTTGACACAAAATTTGATTGTTTAGACTATGTTTGGGACAACAAAGTAGATATGATTGATGGTTTATTAGAAGTACACAGAGAAGTAGATGGTGTTAAACTAAGAACGTTTGCTTTTTATTGTGAAAACAGATTCGTAGAATTGGAAGAAGTATGATGGATTTTTCTGGTTTTGGTATTTATTTTTTTTATGTAGCAATTATTTTATTTGTTTATGAAGCTCTCTGAAGACACGACCGTCTCCTTACCATTTAAAAATCTTTTGGCCATTCTGGCCGCCGTTGCACTTGGCACGACCAGCTATTTTACGGTGGTTGAACGCTTAAACAGTATTGAAACTACATTACAGTTAATGGAAAAAGATTTAGAAGCTGCTAATACTTTTATTGATTCAGTGCCCAAAGGCGGCATGGTCAGTCCACAAGTCCAGGAGCTCTACATGTTGGTTGAGTACCTTGGAGAAAATGTAGACAAACTAAAAGAACAGATGGAAGCAGAGATACCAATGATACTAAAGAATGATATGGTTATACAGTTTCACGAAGAAAGATTGATAGACCTGGAGGAAAGAAAGAATGGAAACCATTAAAGTTGTATTTGCCATACTCATGATACAAAATGGTTCTACCATAGAAATGGTGCCAACTGACGGACTTAGCGATTGTCTCAAGCAGAAACGTTTAATCAGCAGACAGATTGGTGAGGAACAAGAAGGTATATACATGCAGTGCCGAGAAGTTACGGCATCTATTTACGAAGATATGGGCCGACTTAAGATCAAAAAGATCATAGAATAACGCCTTGACTAAGGAGTATATCTAAGTAAATTATAATATAACATAAAAGCAGTTCGGGGGGATTATGCTTAAAGGTATTTCAATACTAGTTATTGTATTAGTTGGATTTTTATGGATGTTTGGTTCTTTAATGGACTCCGCAATGGCAGACGTCACAGGCGCTGGCTCAACAAACAACACACAAAATACATCAGGATCATCAGCTAGTAACACAGCAATTACGGGCGGCTATCACAGTGAGTCCACAACAAACTATCAAGATGGTTCATCATCTAATACAACTACAAACAACAGCACTACAAACAATTCTTATACTGGTGATCAACGTACTGTGCCATCTGCATCTGCTCCCGGTATCTCTGCAATGTCGCAAGATCTTTGTACTGTAGGTGTATCCGCAGGTATGCAGAAACCATTAATAGGTGCGAGCATTGGTATTACAAAACGTGATATGAATTGTGAACGTATGAAGTTATCTAAACTATTATTTGATTTTAACATGAAGGTTGCTGCTGTATCCATATTATGTCAAGACAGCAGAGTGTTTCAAAGTATGGCACATGCTGGTACACCATGTCCGTTTAATGGCAAAATAGGTGATGCTGCATTAGAAGAATGGAATAAATATGACAAAGAAAGACCAGACTACGAAGAGTATGTGGCGTCATTACGATACATGGAAAAAGTAGATAACAAAATCTTGGAGGAGTTAAATGAAGAACCTATTATTGTTGACGGCGATGGCAACGCTGTTATCCTCGGTAGCCAAGACTGACGTAGTAGTTATACCAGACACACCAAACGTAGGAGACACAACCACAATTACCACTGTAACAACAGGCAATCCTGTTACAACAGATAATCTTATATCTCACGATTGGATTGATGGCAGTTGGGTAGGTACAATGTTTCCTGACTCATCTGATATTAATGAAAATATTTATCTTACAGGCAAAGATGGTGCGTATGCAGAAACTACAATCAACTCAGAAGACTATGTATCAATAGAAGAAATGAGATTAGGTTTTAGTTCTAACTTTAACGCTGACATACGATGGTGGAACCCAACTGAGTCAACAGTTACGATGTATCAAATAGCATCTAATGGTATAGACACCACAACACAAAGCACAACATTTGAAGACACAACAAATCATAATTATGAGTTTAATAATTATGGCAACACTTTGATTATGAATGCTGATCCAAACATGACACACGGCACACTTACAGCAGGTTTTAGTTTTGATATACAAGGTAATAAAAACTATAATGGTGGACATGCAGGTGTAGATGTAAAAGACCCAACACTAACCGTAGATTACACTGCATTGTCAGCGACAACTGTAACAACAGTTGAATATTGTTGGCAAAAAAATCCACCAACATGTCCTGGTCAAGACGAAATAGATATTGTTGAGGATATAATAGATGACATTGATACTATTATTTATGACATACCTGATGATTTTTTTGAACCGGAACCTGTTCCAATAGATATTGAATACTCATTCAATGATGAATATTTTGAAGAAGATTTTGATATACAAGATGATTATATGATAGCTGACGAATTTTTTTTTGAAGACGATTACTATCAAGATGACTTTTACGAAGACATTGAATTGGCATACGTTCCTGAAACAGATATTGACATGGACATGGACGTAGATTGGAATGATTCTAATGTAGAACTATTTGATGATCTGCCTCTGGTAGAGGAGGCGGTTATAGATGACATAGTTATGGAAGAAGAAATGTTTGTAGAAGAATTTACAGAAGAAATTCT